TCATGTCCCCCGCCGATCGAGCAGGATCGTCAGATTTCGCGTCTCGCCCGCGATGTTGCGGGGGCGGCTGGCGTGGAAGCTGACCACGGCCGGCAGCGGCTCGCCCGCATCCTGGCGCACCACGACTTTCCACAAACGCCCGCCTTCGTCGGCAAAGTAGATCAGGCGGCTATCGCCCTGCTGGGCGATGACGATCGCACGATCGACGATGTCGGGCAGCAAGCGATAGTTGGCGACGGTGAGTTCCGGGTGGCCGCGCGAGATCTCCGGCGCTTCGCCAAGCTGCTTGCGGTAGACCCCGGTCGGCAGCACGACCAGGCGCGCCTTGGCGGCGATCAGCGCCTGTTGTTCTGCGGTCAGCAGCGCGACCGGGAAGCTCGCCTCCGGCAGCGCCAGAAACTGTTCAAAGGCGGCATCGTCGACGATCTCGCGCAGCGTCTGGCGCGCGGCGGCGTCCAGGCCGGCGTCGGCCGCCGCCACGATCGAGGCGGCGGCGCGGTCGGCCATTACGCGCAGGTGCGCGGTGCCGGGGTTGTAGCTGAAGCCGGGGTCGATGCCGGCGGGCACCCGAACTTCCCGGCCGGTCGCCGCGACAAAAGTCGTCGGGTTGCCGGGCGGGAGCTGATCGTCCGGCGTGATCGACCAGCCCATGCGTTCAAGCCGCCGCTGCGTCACCTGCTCGAAGCCGCATTTGCAGCCCCAGCCATTGGGCGGAAAATGGGTCTGCCACCACGGGTGATCGACCGGCAAAATAATCCCATACCAGGGGATGTGGAGCTGGCGCTTGCGCTCCGAGGTGGACGGCACATAGCGCAGGTAGGGAAAGGCTGCCTTCTGGCGCTGGATGCGCGCCCAGTGGCCCGCCGCCAGGCTCATGCGGATGTTGGTGTTGTAGATGACGCGCAGCCGACGCTCATTGACGACGATCCGCTCATCCGTGCCGGTCAGCTCGCGGTCCTGGACCGCGCCCCACCATCCCGCGCGCTGCAGCTCGGGCAGGATTGCGGCCTTCCACCGATCGAAGCTGCCGCCGTCGCGGATCTGCTCGTCGAGCGATGCTTGGACGGCGCGGAGCAGGTCGAGGCGCGCGATCTTGGCGACCGTGAAGGCTGACGCATGGTTCTCATGCATCATTTCCGACCAGCGGACGGTCGGCTTCAGCTCGCCGCGCGCCTCGAATGCACGAACGGCGTCGGTCGGCTCCAGGAAAATGGAATAGCCGAGTGGATCAGGCATCGGTCGGCGGTGCCGGCAGGGGCATCCAGCGGGTCAGCAACAGCGAATAGGTCGCCGACCAATCGGTGTCAGTGGGGTGCGTCTCCAGGATCGGCGGTTGATGCCGCCCGTCTGATCGCCACCACTGATATGGCCAGTCGCAATTCGGCTCGCCCGACAGAAGCGCATACCAGCCATTGGACAGCAGCCCGAGAAACTGGGTGCCATCGCGCGGCGCGGTCGAGGCGGGCTGCCACTCAGCCATAGCCAAGTTCCTTCATCGCCTTCGCGATCAGGTTGCCGACCGGCTCCGCCTGGCGACGGTGGCCGAACACCCGGCCCTCGCGGATCGGCCGTGCCCTGCTGACCATGTGCAAGAAGCCAGCTTCAGCCGCGCCCTTGGCATAGGCGCGGACGCGATAGTCGCCGCGCGCGCGGGTGCCGCCGATATTGTCGATGACGATCGTGCCGAGGTTTTCCACCTCGCCTGTCACGGCCGAATAGAGCTGGATCGGCACGACGATCATGACGCCACCGCCGCTCTGTCGAACTCGCCCCGCTGGAGCTGGCCGAACACTTCATTGAGCACGTCGGCCAGCTGCGGCCAGTGGTTGGGCGGGATCGCGCCGATCTGCGCGGTCCCGTCCCGCATACGCGTGCCGATGAAAAGACAGGGGCCGAACCCATCCAGGTGCTGAGCGCCGATGACGACCCCTTGGGCATCGCCCAAAGTGTCGATCGCGCCTTCGGGGATGCAGACGAGCGCCGGGACCACCTGCATCGAGGGCGTGGCGTAGATCTCGCGATCGCCGCTCATGACCGCTGCCGGATCATGTCGATGAAGAACATGGCGATGAACACGGGCCAGCCCAGCGCGCAAAGGAAAAAGCCGACATCGAGCGGATCGCTGTCGGCGATGCTCTCGCCGAACAGGATGCCGGCAGTGGCGACGACGCCGCCCAGGTAGAAGGCGAGCATCAGAGCGCCTCCGTGTCGTCGTTGTCCAGTATCCGCACCTGGGCTGCGACATCGTCGGCGACCGTCTCAGCATAGCCACAAAAGTGGTCCTCATCGTCATCGAGATAGCCGAACGGCGCGTCGTCATCGTCATCCGGGGCCGGCAGGGCGGGCGCGGGGAGCGTGGCGCGGATGCTTGTCGGCAGGTAGACGGCGTTCTGGGGTGCGACCTTGCGCGCGCTCTCGGCGGTGCAGGGCGTGAACTGATAGATGGAGCTGCCGCCGACCAGCACGGCGTCCAGGAGCTTGCCCTGATAGATCGGCTCGATCGACATGAGCTTCGCGCCGAACCGATCGACCTCGGTCACGCGGCCGACGAGCGTGCGATGGCCCAGCACCTCCACGATCGCATACTCGCCCTCCGGGAGGGGGGCGGGTTCAAGCTGGTCTGTATCGGTCATGCAAGCCTCCTTCAGCTCAGTTTCTCGGTCGTGCCGTCCTGGGTCGCGGCCTTGAGCCGGGCGGCGAAGCCGGCGCGTTCCAGCGCCTGGGCAAGCGGGGCTTCGTCCATGGTCCCGAGCGCGGATGCGATCAGCGCGCGGGCGGCTTCTTCGGTCTCGACAGCAAGGATGCGCTCAATGAGCGTGCCGGTGATCGAGTCGGCGGCCCGGTAACCGCTGTCAGCGATCATCCGGTCGACGATGCTGTCGGCGTCGTCGCCCTCGCCTTCGGCGAAGCTGGTGGCGGGCAGGCTCGCGGCCGGCGGTTCGGCAACGGGCTGGTCGCCAATTGCTTGATCAGGCGCGCGCTGGGCGATGCGATCCTGCCAGCCATCGTCGATCGCTTCGAACACCTCCGGCCCGAACACGAGGCGGCCGCGATAGGGTTCGACCTGGTCGAGGTCGATCGGCTCGCCCTGATAGCTGATCGTGACGTGGGGCAGGTAGCTGGGGTGATCCCAGCTCGCGCCGGCATCGCGCATCTCCTGGTGACGCCACTGGAGCGACGCGTCCTGGAACAGGAGCGCGATGGCTTCGCCCTCCGATCCACCGGCACCCATGCGCCGGACCAGGCGCGGCCCGCCGGGTTCCACGACCAGCTCGGCCGGGCCTCCCCACCCGGTCATGGCAAACCAATTCACCGGGCGCTTCGAATAGGTGACGGTCACGTGGAGATCGTCCGGTTCCAGCGTCGTGGTGAAGCCCTGCGACCGCGCCCATTCAAGCAGCTCGGTCGCATTGACCAGCTTGCGATAAACATAGAGCGGCGCGGGATCGTCGGCCGCGAAGCTGGCGGCGGCGGGATCGGGCATGACGCGGCGGCCGGGCCGGGGATTGGGTGGCGGTGCAGGCGGCGTGTCCAGCTCCTGCCCCGCCGGGTCGCCGGTGGCGGGGTCGGCCGGGTCGAACTGCTCGGGTGCGGGCGTCGTTGACGGGGGGGGGGCCGAGCCTTCCGGCGCGTCGGGATCGGCCTTGCGGACGAAGCCCTCGCCATATTTCTCGTTGAAGCTGTCGGCGGTGCGGACCCAGCCCTGGCGCGCGTGGATTTCGTCGGTCTTGGCGCTTTCGGCCAGGTCCTCCTCTTCCTCGACGATCCGGCGAACGATCGGCGCGGCGACATCCGGCCCATATTTGAAATCGGTCCACCACCGGGCCGGGCCGGCAGTGAAGCTGTCGGTCTGCAGATCCGCGTCGGACTTGATGACCTCCAGCTTCACGCCCTCGTGCACCTGGCCCTGAGCGCGCGATGCGCCGTCGTCGGTGGTCATGGTCTGGGACAGCACGACCTTGGCGATCGCGCCATCCATGTAGCGGCACAGCTCGGCATAATCGCCGACGCCCGAGCGCGCGGCATTCAGCAGCTCGACGGCCATTCCTTCCGGCACGACGAAGCCGCTGTCGGTCGCGATCGCGCTCAGCGCATTGAGCAGATTGCGGATGTCGGTCGGACTCGATCCGCGCGGATATTTGCCCATCGCGGTCGGGGTGCCGAACTTGTCCAGGAAAATGTTCCAGAAGCGGATGCCGTTACGCTTGAACAGCACCGGCCAATAGAGCCAGTGCGCCAGGCCGACGCCGTAGACCTCGTCATCGTTCGATCCGCCGACCGCGTGGACCCAGAATTTGCGCTCCGGCAGCACCTCGCCGCGCGGCGAGGCGGTGCTCAGCATCCGCAGCCGATCCTCCGCATCGTAGCGGAAGCGGCGGGCGTGGCGGACCTTGATTGCGGCGAAGTCAAAGTCGTTGGTCCACATGACCTCGGCGACCGCATAGCCATAGAAGCTGGCAAACAGCATCTTGCGGGTGATGTTGTCCCACCCGATCCGGCGCAGCATCCGGCTGAATTCTTCGGCCGCCACCTTGGACCGCGGATCATCCTCGTCGCCGGCAACAACCTCCCAATCGCGCGACACGACGGCACCGATGCGCTGCTGCAGCGTCGAATAGACCTGATCGTCGCGCAGGATCTGATCATAAGCCCCCCAGCCCACCGAACCGAGCAGGATCGGGTCGGCGGCCTCGCGCAGCTCGCGGACATAGGGCTGGGTGATATCGCGGCCGTCGAGCGTCGTCGCGATCTCGGACCGCAGATCGGCAGGCAAGCGCGAGTTGCGGGTGGAAGGTGTCTTGGCCATCAGAATGCTAGTCCGTTGTTGCGCGCGCCGACGCTGCCGAAGCCGCGCATCGACACGCTCATTTCAGGGGCGCTGGGGCGCGGCGTGCCAGTAGTGTGGACCTCCATCGGCCCGACATCCTCGTCGGCGGCGGCGCGCAGGTGCATCAGCGCAATCGCGTTGTCGCCGTGGCGCTGGCCCTTGGCACCATCGGCCTTCGACACGACCGAGCGGTCCGGGATCTTCGGCACGCCCTTGACCAGCTTGATCATGCGCAGATCCTCCAGCGTCGCTTCGTCGAGCGGGATCAGCATGGTGCGGTCCTGGATCGACGCCTTCAGCTTGGGCATGAAGGCGAGGTAGGTCTTGTCGGTCGCCTGGACGGCTTCGACGCGGGTCGCGCCCCATTTCTGCTGGGCATATTCCGCCAGGGCCGAGCCGTTGCCGCGCGCGTCCATCTTGCCGGCGCAGAAGTTCGGCACCCGCGCCAGGATCCAGTTGAGCACAAACTCCTGCTCGCGAAACGGCACATTGCGCATTTCCAGGATGAAGCGGACGATCAGATTGAGATGCTCGTCATGCTGGCCAAACGCGAGGGGCGAGACGTCGCCGACGCGCGCGAAGTCCTGCCCGAAATAGGTGCGGCGGAGCGGGTCGAAGTCGCGCACATAGGGCAGGACCTCCGCTTCGAGCAGCTCGCGGATATAGTCGGTGCGATACGCCTCTTCCTGCAGCTCGAAGCCCTTGGGGCATTCGATCCGAATGACCGGCAGGTTGGGCGACATGGCGGCGACGATCGACGCGCGGGGCAGGTAGACGCCGGTGCCCTGCGCCGGAATAACGTCCAGCTCCTCCTCGGCCGACGAGCCGTAGCGCTTACGGAGCGACGCCTCCCATTTTGCTTCGGCTTCGGGCGACCACGTTTGGCCGGTGCGCAGGCAGATGCGCTTGAACAGGCCGTCGGCCAGAGCATCCGAAAGCGTGAGGCGCATGACATGCCCCTCGCGCTTGCCGGCGCGGATTTCCTCGATCAGCTCGTTGAAGGCGTTGTCCGCGCCGTTGTGGGTCGAGATGACAATGACGTGGCTGCCCCACATGGTCAGCGCCAGCGCGGCGGTCAGCAGGGCGGAGAGCTGGTCGTGGAACGCCGCCTCGTCGATGATGACCTTGCCCTGCATCCCGCGCAGCGAGCGCGGCTTGGAGGACAGCGCCACGACCGCCTTCCCGGAAGGGAAATCGACGCGGTAAGCCTTGATCCCCTCGTCCGACCCGTCGTCGAACAGGAACTCTGAAACCTCGCTTGCAACCTCGTTAAAGGCTTTCGCGAAGTCACCGACATAGCCGATGAACTCGCGCGTCATGTCGAGATTATAGGCGATGTAATAGACGTTGTCGGGCCGCTCGGCCGGGGCGGCGGTCAGCACCGCGTCGGCGGCGAAGCCATAAGTGATGCCGGTGCGCCGCGACTTCTCAATCACCAGCAGCTCGTGCTGCGCGCTCAGCGCGATCGCTGACGCCTGATATTTGAGCAGGATCTTGAGGTCATCATGGGCGCTGGCGGTGGTGGACGTCATCAGCGGCGTCCCCCGGCCTTGAGCGGACGCCAGTCCACCTGGCCGTCGCCGATCCGGGTCAGCAGGTCGGCGAGCTGCAGCGTGCCCGCCTGGCCATCCAGCGACACGAAATCGATATGCGGCGCCGGCTGGCGCGTCCGCTCCGGTCGGCGATGGTTGGAGATGCGAACCAGCCAGTCATGGCCGCGCGGACAGGTGAGCGTGAGGTAGCGCGACGAGCTGCCGGGGCAGTGGCTGGACTTCACCCCGCCGGCGCGAAAGCCGAGCGAGACGGCCAGGTCGCGCACGCGCAGTGTAAGCGGTAGGACAGCGCGCCCTTCGGCCATGCCCTGGCCGGCGACGATGCGGAACGTCGTCACAGCTCAATCCCGAGGATCTGCTCTTTCACCCGGCGGATGGTGTCGGCCGACGCCCCTTCGCGGCGCAGCTCCTGGTCAGCGGCCTCGGCGGCCGCTTTCTTGGTCGCGTCGCGGACCTGCCGATCGCGGTCGGCATCGGTCTTGGCGGCCGACATCAGATCCTTGGCGGCCCGCGCCAGAAAGTGCAGTTCCTTGCCGTCGATCGCGTCCACCTCGCCCGAGGCGAGCGGGATCAACGCACGGACGGCGACGCTGTTGATGATCTGGATGAGCAGCTTGCCGGCCTGGTTGTCGCTGTCGCCGAAATCCTCGCCGAACGCCTTGGCGATCGCCATGACGTTGCGCTGCTGGTCGGCCATTTCGCGATAGCGGATCGAATAGCGCCCGATCGCACTGCGCGACACGTCGCCGCCCAGGCTGTCGACCAGCTCGACAATCTCGTCGATGCTGGCACCACGCCCGATCGCGCGGTCCACGCTCGCGCGGATCGCCGGGTCGAGCTTTTCGACGGAGGACCGGCGCGGCACGTCAGATCGCCGATTTGAAGGGCGAGATGCCGTCGTAGGTGACACTGCCGTCGGCAATGTCGCGGCCGCGCATGGTGATGTCGCCGACGACGAACACGCCGAGCTGCTCGATAGCCATCATGCCGTGTTCCGCGAGCCAACGCATCTGCTCGGCGACCTCGTCGCGCGAGACCGGGTGCCCCTTGCCCTTCAGGACAACGGCCAGGGCATCGTGGTTATGCGTGCCGCCGATCGCGGCCAGCTCGTCGAGGATGGCGCGGCGGATCACGACCGCTTTGCTCGACGGCGTCTTTGGGCTGGGCGGGTTCATTCGCGCAGGCCCTTGTCGATCAGGATTTTGAGATAGTCGTTGGTGGTGCGGAGCTGGCGGTCGACCGACTCGGTGCGCTCCTCAGCCGCGCTCATCTTGGTCGAGAGCTGGGCGATCGCCTGCATCAGCTCCATGCGTGTGGGCGGGGTTTCGATGTCCTTTTCGATCTGGTCGAGCCGGGCATTCTGTGCGGCCTGGTCGGTCACGAGCGTCCCGACGGTTTCCTGGACATCCTCGACTTTGGCGGTGAGCACCGCGACATTGTCGGTCAGGCCGGAGACGTCGGCCTTGGTTGGAAACTGCGACCGCAGCCAGAGCACGACCGCGCCCAGGACGATCGAAATGAAGAGGGTGAGGATCGGCCAAAGGTCGATGGCGAGTTGCAGCCAGGCCATAATCAGGCGCTCAAGCTGCGGTGGCGAAGAACGGACAAGACGCATCCCCCCGGGGTTAAGGATGCGAGACCATCGTGCGCGCGCACGCGCGCGAGGCTCAACCGCCGTCGGTGGGGGGGAGCACGTCGAAAATGGAAATCTGGCGCGGATCGATCACAGGTTGGCGGCGGAGCGCGGGTAGCGGCGGGCCATCCTCGTCCGGCTGGCGGACCAGATAGTCGACGTAATTTCGTGACGTGCCCAGAATGACGGCCGCCTGGCGCTTTGACAACTGACCCGAGCGAACGAGCGCCAGCACGCCGCCGCGCTTGGCGCGATCGACTGCGTGGCGGGCTACAGGCACGAAGAACTGGTAGGGACCGTAGACCTGGCTGACAATCTTGGCCTTGGCGGGGCCGATCAGCTCGCGGAACGGGTTCCGCTCCGGGTCGATCGGGATATAGACCGACTGACCGCCATAGGCCGCGACGATCCGCAGCGTGTCAAATGCGCCGATGTGCGCCGCCAGCTCGACCATCTGACCGGTCCAGCCCTTGCCGGGGCGGACGTCGGCCGGGATCGGCAGGTCCGCCAGTCGCGGCAGGCTGGCGGGATCGACGGCCGCGCTCATTCGGTCAGCAGCGCGCGATAGCGCCGTCCCAATAGCTTGATGCAGGCGTCGAGCTGCTGGGGCGTCCAGCTGGCCGGATTGGCGTCGAGGCCGAGCCGTGACTGGCAATAGGCCCAGTTGCCGACCGGATCGCCCCGGTCGAGCAAGCGGATCACGAGCGCGTCGATGACCGCACGGCGTTCACCCTGAGCGTCCGAACCTGGCTGCGCCGGCGGCCAGGTAACCCCGGCGCGCGTCGCCCAGCTCTTGAGCGCCTCAATCACAGAGGCCGCCTGGCGATGGTCCAGGAACCGCAGCGCGTTGACGCCGGTCTGGCGCTTGACGAAGGCGTCGAGCTGGCGATCGCCGGGTTCGTCGATCTCGCCGAGCCAGTAGAGCGTCCACCATAGCGCCTTGATCTTGGCGACATGCGGTCGGTGCGCCATCGGCGCGGCGCGATCCTTGTTGAGCAGGTCGAGCAGCTTGCCGAGCTCGGCGATCGACATGTCGGACAGGCTGGCGCGGCCGATTTCCCGCTGCTGGAACGCTTTGCGATCGTCGTCGTCCATGCCACGACGGCGACAGGCAGCACGAACCGCGCGGATCATCTTGACCTGGACCTCACGCTTGGCGCTGTCCGTGCGAGGGGCGGCCGATCGCGGCTGCTTACGGGCAGGGTCAGCCATCGGGGTGCTCCCGAGTGTCAAAGAACTCATCGACGATCACGGTTCCGCGCTTGCCTTGGATCCGCGGCTCCAGCCCCAGGATAGCGAGCACACCGCCCCGCCGCTTGATCTCGTCGAGCAGCTCGCCGTCGGTCAGCTCCGCCGCAACCGGCTTGGTCGGCAGCGCGTAATTGCGCTCCGCGTAGGTCCGACCGGCCCGGACCAGGTGCCCCTGCTCGATCAAGCTCCGAACCTGACGGTGCGTGGTCGAGGGTGTTGAGCGGCCAAGCAGCTCGGCCAGTTCACGGATCGTCGGCACAATCCTGTGCTCGGCGTGGTAGGCCCGGATGGCATCCAGGGTGCGGAGTTCGGACGGGGTCATTGCTTGCCCCCGTTCTTGAGCTCGTGCAGCTGCTGCAGGAGGTGCGCAAGGGTTTCGCCACTCGACACCGCCAGTTCGACGGTGACCTGGGTCGTCTTTCCGACCGAGCGGACCCGAAAATCCTTCACGATCGCGGGGGCAGCAATGCCGTAGTAATCGAGAGAGAGGATGGTGTTCATTGCAGCGCCTCCCCGCCCTGGCCGCCCAGCACGCTGGCGCGGTTGATGGCGAATACAGCGGTGGCGAGCAGGTGACAGAAGCGGTCGATCTGGTCGCCGCTCAAGCGCATGGCGAGGCCGCCATCCCGGCCGGCGTGGATGGTGATGTAGAGCTGGGACCCGTCGGCGGCCAGCGCGATGCCGGACACATCGGTGGACGTGTGGTCGCGGGTCCGTCCGACCTCCCCAAAGATTGCGTCGAGTGTAAGCGTCGCCATGTCAGTCCTTCCATGTTGAAAAGGGTCGGTGTTTCCGGCTGCGCGGCGGTCAGGACCGCTTGGCGCGAAGCGCGTTGATCGCGGCGAGCAGCTGGGCGGTGCTGCGGATGGTGGCTTCGCGAAACCGCTTCTCGGTGTCGCCACCGCCGTCGAGCCTCGCCACGATCGACCGCACGGTCTGGACACTGATCCCGAGCTTGGCGGCGATGCCGCGAAAACCGACGCCCTGGTCCCACAGGTCGAGCACCTGGCGCTCGGTGCGGTGCAGGGCGTCGCCGCCGATCTCGCGGCGCGGGACGACGAGATTGCTCATGGCTGCGGCTCCGGCTCCGAAACGTCCGGCATCGCCGCGATCTGCGCGAGGAACTCGACGACTTCGTCGCCATATGCTTCCTGCGCGCCGACCAGCGCACCGTCGCACGGGCTTTCGGAATGCGCCGGCCACGCGACCAGCGAGGCGATGCCATAGCGGCCGTTCGGCAGGATCGACGCGGTCCACCCGTTGGAGAGCGCCAACCGGATGATCGCCTCACCGGCGTCGTTGCGGTCGAGCCGGATCATTCGCCCGGCTCCTCGGTCTCGACCTGCTCGACGGCGGCCGGCTTGACCTGGGCGAGGTCGATGAAGAATTCCTCGGTCTGGCTGGCGCGGAAGCCCTGGACGGTCAGCAGCGGGCCGGTGAAGCCGGGTTCGTCGACCGCCTTGATCAGCGCCGGCTTGTCCAGGCTCTCCTTCACGCGGATGAACGCATCGCCGATGCCGTTCGCCAGGCCGCGCAGCCATTTGATGGCGGCGGCCTCGTTCATGCCCTTCGGCAGCTTCAGCTTGGGGCCGGACGTGCGCACGCCGATGATGCAGCCGGCGATCGGTAGCGACTTGCGCTTGCCCTCGGTCAGCTGCGGTCCGGCGACGGCCCACCAGGCGCGGAGCTGGCGGAACAGCTGCTCGGCCTGTTCCTTGACGGGGGCGATCGCCTCGTCACGCTCGGCCTGGATCGCGGCGATCGCGCCCTTGGCGGTGGCTTCGAGCTGCTCGATGTTGAGCTGGAGCTGGGCATAGTCGCCCAGCATCCGGGTCGCCTCCTCAATGGTGACGGGGGCGTCCTGTTTGGGGGCCTTGCGGCGGGTGGTGGCCATGGGCGTGGGTGTCCTTACGGTTGGGCCGGGAAATCGGGCGTGAGGGGCTGTTCGGGCCGATCGCTCACCAGCGGCAGCGCGGTTTGGCAGCTGGCGCATTCCGCGGTGACGCGGCCGACCAGCCAGTTGGTGCGGCCACAGCGCGGGCAATGGTTGGTGCGGGCGCGGTGGTAGAGGAGCACGTCACCGCGATCGGCGAGCAGGGCGATGAACTGGCTCATGCCGCGTCCCTCCGCCCGCCACCGACGATGTCGGCGTTGAAGGCGCAGCTCGGGCAGGTCGACGCAAAGCGGTGCTGCATCGCATTGACGAAGGGCGGCTTGCGTCGGCGATTGTGAACGCAGCTCGCCAGCGGGATTTCGCCGTAAAGCGGGCAGTCGACCACGTCTGCGCCGTAAGCGGCGCGGATCAGCGTCTCGGCTTCCGCATAGCTGCCGGCGTAGCGGCGGTTGATAATGCGGCTAACATAGCCGCCGGACTTGCCGAGCCGCTCGGCCACCGCGCGCTGGCTGGCCCGATCGCAGGCGGTCGCCAGGAGCCGGATATATTCCGGCATTTCCTGACTCCACGCGGCGCGTGCCGTTTCGAAATTTGAACGAACGTGATTAGCGGACATGGTTAACCCTCCGGGTCAAAAAAAGGGGCGGCGCGGCCGGCGATGCCGATGCTTTCGCCGCGGTTGGGGTCGAACAGGATGGTGCGCCGAACGCCGTCCTCCCGGGTGATCTGGACGCGAGGCGTCTGCGGTCCGCGATCGTCGCGCAGCGAATAGGTTGCCCAGTCGCGCCCGCGACCGATGCCGTGGCTGTGCGGGGCGATGGACGTGCGGAGCAGACCCGCCCGGAGCAGCGCGTTGACATAGGTCTTCGCCGACGCGCGCGAGACTTCGGCCGTGAATTCCAGCGTCGGAATGTCGAAGCTGCGCAGGATGCGGATGGCGCGCCACATTCGCTCGCGGCCTAGCCGCAGCGTCGTGGGCGAGCCGTCGTGCCGGACGCGCGGCGCGCGCGGCGTCCGGTGCTGATCGTCGAGCGTGAAGGTCAAGGGGTTGTCTCCGACGGTTTGGACGATGCCTGCCCGCCGCCATGCCCACAGTCGGCTGTGGATGGTGGCGGGCAGGACCCGGCAGGCGTCGTGCAGCTCGCCGACGCTGAGGGGTTCGGGGGCGCGGAGCAGCGCCGCCCACAGCGCATCGGCGGCCGTGACGCGGGCGGCGGGGGGCAAGGGCACGGCAGCGGCCATGATCAGGCCGCGACCTTGCGGGTCGGCACGTCGCCGGTGATGATGGCGCGTCCGCCCCACCAGGCGCGATCGACCGCGCCGACCCCCTCGTCCAGCGCCTCACGCTCCACGGTCTTAAGGTTGTTGACGATCCGGCGGGTGACGCCGTGGCAGCGATCGACAATCAGTTCGACCAGGTCATCGGCGACGGCGACATGGGCGCAATAATGGTCCCGCAGCTTGCAGGCGTCGTCGACGCTGGCCGGCTGGGCCGGGGTGAAGCGAATGATGCGGTTGTGAAACTGCTCCCAGGCCCGAAGCTTGCTTGGCAGGCTTTCCATGCCGATCATCATGATGCCGACGCGCGTCGCGTCGTGGATGTCGCGGATCAGGTCGACCGCTTGGCGCTTCACCAGATAGTCCATCTCGTCGATGATGAGCGGCACCGGGTCGGACGCGAGCTGGTCGACTACCTGTTGCAGCAGTCGTGGCGCGGTGCGTTCCAGGCGAGCGATGCCGAGTTCACGAGCCAGCGCCTCAAGGATCGATCGCTGGGTCCAGACACTGCGCGCCTCGACATAGACGGCGCGAGTGCGCACGCCGGTGAAGGCGGCGGCTACCGATTTTCCATAACCGGACGGGCCGTAGAACACGGACAGGCGCGGGCTGTCGTCGCCGGCGTGATGGCAGTCGGCCATGGTGCGCAGCGCGAGCGCCATGTTGGTCAGTTGGGCGCCCGGCGCGCGCCGCTGATCGGCCGCAGGCGGCGTGAGGGGGGGCGATGTAATGATCATTTGCGCTCCTGTTGCAGCGAGGTTGAAACGGGGGTGGCCGGCACGCCGAATTCGGCCTGCAGGATTTTCTCGACCCGGTAGGTGGTCGATTGGGCGAACAGCTTGGCGCGGCGCAGCGCGTCGGGATCGACGGGTTCGCCGGCTTCGTGCGCGCGGATCACCGCGTCGGCCTCGGCAACCTTTTGCGCGTCGGTCTTGGTCGGCGGTGCGGCCTTGGGTTCGGTGGCGGCCATGGCCGCGTCGAGCTGGCCCTGGGTGGGAAGTTGCGGCGCGGGCCGCGCGGTCATGCTTTCCATCGCCGGCGTCGGCGATTGGCGCGACGGCATGGGCAGGTGTACGAGCTTGCCGGCTCGCTCCGCTTCCTGGCGGAGCAGGCGGTCGCGTGCGACCTCGGGCGAGAAATGCTTTCGGCGTTCCTTGAACTCGGCCTTTTGCGCGGCCAGGAACCGGTCCATGTCGGCGCGGGCCGCCATGGCATATTCCTGCTCCGACAGCCCCGAGCGTTCCCAATTGACGACGGTGTCGATGTAATTGCCGGCGTCGTCGAAGACGAACAGCGCGCCCAGGTCATCCTCATCCCGGCGGAGCTGGACCGGGCGGCCCATCCACGGGACCAGCGCCTCGGACCAATAGCGGCCGCCGCGCCAGCGGATGCCGCGCTTGCCGACGACGGCCTGGCCGACATAGGCGCTGAGCGCGAGCTTCAGGACGGTTTCATGCGGAGCAGCGCGCGCCGGCACCGGCGACGATTGCCACCGCTCCATCGGCGTCATGCCGATCGTCGAGTGTCGGCGCAGATGGTATTTGCCGTCGATCCAGGCGTCGATGATGTCCTGAAGGCCCTGGGCGGTCAGCGTCGGGACGACGACGGCCCGGCCGGTGCGCTTCTTTGCGGCCGCGCGGAGCGCCTGGGCCTGGGCGACGTTGTGGCCGGCAAAGCCGTCGAGCATCGCCGCGCGGTCATGGTTAAAGGTCTTGAACAGCCGCTCGACATAGGGCTTGTCTTCCGGGTGGCCGGGCAAACAGGGGTCGAGTTCGATACCCAGCGTTTCGAGCGCGGTGCGGATCGAGGCGTTGATGAAGCCGGAGCCGTTATCGACCTTCAGCCGGGCGGGCATGACGCCCCAGGCGCGGATGGTGTCGACCAGGATGCGGCGGACCGACTGGGCGCTTTCGCTGTCCACCACCTGGTAGCGGGCGCGGCGCGACCAGCGATCGATAATGCCCAGGATCGACTTGCGCCCTTCGACGCACAGGACGTCGGCCTTGGTCGTGTCGATCTCCCATACTTCGTGGGCATAGGTGACGGTGGCATCCATGCGGCCGAGCGCGGGGCGCATCGCGCTCTTGAACCGATCGGGGTCACGCTGGGCGGTGAAGAAAACGCGGTTCTCGCGCTCGGCGCGGCGGATGAAACGCTGGATGGTGCGCAGCGTCGGCAGGGCGGCGGTGCCGGCGTCATTGGCCGCAGGCAGGTCGGGGCCAGCGTCACCGCCAAACATCGCTTCCAGCAGCTCGAGCACTTCGGTGGCGGGGCGGCGGCGCGCCTCAAGCAGCACCAGGATGGCGTCGGCGATGTGCGGATTGCGATCGAAGAAACAGGTGCCGTCGGGCCGACCCCGGCGCGTGCCCGACGGGCGAGCCTGCGACAGGAAACGCGATTGATAGTCGGCCAGCGCGTCGGCCGGCAGGTCGGCGACGCAATAGAGCCGACCGCCACCGGGGCCGCTGCGTTCGCGGAAGGGCCAGCACTCCTCGGCGGCGCGATACGTGACACCGCGCTTGGTGCCAGGCAACCCCGCCAGGCGCATGTCGGCGATCTGGGCGGCGGTCAGCCAGCGATTTTCGAACGGGCGCGGCGGCGCGGGATCGGCCGCCGGCGTCGTTGCCGCCCGTGATGTCATCCCCCCGGACGCAATCATGCAAGCAGCGCCCAGATGATCAGGATTGCGAGTCCGAGCGCGACGCAGGTCAGCGCCCCCACCGCGACCAGACAGCCTGCGAGCATGTCCAGCTCGTCGTCGCCGGTCATGACCACAGCCCCTGGCTGAAGATAGCGAGCGCCAGGCCGATCAGCGCCGGGACGACGCGGTTGCTCATCACCCGTTCGAAGCGGCGGGCGCGTTCAAACCACCGCGCGTCTCGCGGCGATACAGATTGAGAACATGACTTGGCCGGACCGGCGTGATACGCGCTCATGCTGCGGCAAGCTCCCTGGGCGAGAGGGGGCGCAAAAAGACGCGGCTGCCGTCGGACCGATATCGGGAAGGCCAGATTTTATGGGGTTTTTGACCAAGGGCTTCGGCGATGACGCGCTCGCAATGCGCGGACGCCCGCTTGCGCAGCGCAATCGTCACCACCTGTTTGCTGACACCGGCACGCAGCGCCAGCGCGGTCAGCGTGATGCCGCGTTTGCGCAGCTCCGCCTTGATGTCCTCGGGATGCCAATCGGTCACTATCATGCGCGTTCCTTCAACGGATGGCTGCGATAGTGGCTAGATAGCATCATATTTTATGTCAAGTGATATTATGAGGGGCTAGTGGAAGACCGTGCGCCTTTTCAAATGTCGGATACGATCCGCGCGTTGCTGAATGAGCGGGTGAGGCGGTTCGGCACTCAGCAAGCCGTTGCCGATGCTGCGGGTATGCCGAAAGCGACCCTCCAGAAGATACTTTCGGGAGGAAGCGAGCCAGCGTTTTCACGCATGGTCAGCCTCGCGCGCGTCCTAGGCCTGTCGCTGGATGAGATTGCGCGTGGGCAGGAGTCGAATGCGGCTCAGGTGCTGGGGCCTTTGGCGAACATGTTTGTCAGTGAGGCGGCTAAATCCGTTAGTCTGGACGCGGTGTCTATCCCGATGGATCAAGTTCAAGCCTCAGCGGGGCCGGGTGCACTGGCTCTGGAGGAGGGAAAGACGAGCGACTTCATCGGCTTCCCGAGGCATTGGCTGAAACAGTGGTTCGGCAGCTACGACCAGCTCCGCCTCGTCGGGATCAAGGGTGACAGCATGGAGCCGACGCTGAGCGACGGCGACCTGGCGATGATCGACCTGGCGCGGCGCGAGCCGTCGGACGGTGTCTATGCGCTCGTCCTCGACGGCATGTTGCTGGTGAAGCGACTGGCCCTGGCCGGGCCGGGGTTCGTGCGGGTGATCAGCGACAACAAGTTGAGCGATGGGCCGCGCGACATTGACGTCGAGGCGGAGGCGGACAATTTCCGCGTCGTCGGCCGGGTGGTTTGGGCAGGGGGGAAGCTGTGATCCTATTCGGAGTGATCCTTTTGGCGATTGGCGTTGTCTCGGCGCTGGGATCATTGGCGGTTGACGTGTCGGTAAGCGTCAACGCCTGGCAGATCGGCGTGAGTGAGGTTTCCAACCTGTCGCTCCTCCAGCAGCAAATGATGCTGTTCAACACCGGCTTGGCGTCGGCCGTCGCGGGGATCGCGCTGATCGCGGCGGGCAATGTCGAGAAGCGCGTGAACATGATGGCGCGGCGACCAGATGCGCCGGGTCGCCTGGACGCGTCCGGTGAGGCCGAAGAGACTGCGCAGATTGATCATGAAGCGCCGGAGCTGCGGCCGATCGATACCGGATCAGGCGATCGCATCGTTCTGGGTATCATGGCGGCAGCCACATTGATCATCGTGATTGTGTGGCAGGTTTCCACCTGAGCGAGCTGGCGGCGGTGATCCAACACCGATACGTCACCCCGATCCGAAAGGGCCGCTGGTGTGCCACGATCGAGCAGGCCATGGACGTGGCGGTGCGGGCCAGGGCCGGATGGCGCGACCCGTTGAACGGGCGGTTCTATGCCGACGTGTTCACCAGCTTTGAGCGCCGGGAGGTGGTGGAGCCTGGCAGGTCGGGGCGCGCGCCTGATGGACGGGCCCAACCCCGATCGCTCCCGCTAAAGGAGAGGGGCTTTTAGGGGTCAGCGTTGAAACCAGCTCAGCCCCTCGTTGCTATCATCCGTCGGCCTGAAGGTCGCGGCGGTGCCGCAGCGTGCCGGCATCGATGGCACGGGGGCGATACGGCCCAGACGGCGATCGGCGGCTTGCCAGCGTTCCTGGGCGATGCGGCGGCGCGCCTCCTCCATCGACACATTGTCGCGCACCGCGCGTTCGAACGTCGCGCGGCACCGGCGGAGACGATCGGCTTCGGCCTGGTCGTGGGACGGGCGGCTCATGACGCAAGCCGAGCCGGCTCCGCGCCAGCGCCCATCGGGCGATGCAGGTCGGCTGCACGGCCGCTTGCAACGCCGTTTAGATAATCCTTCCAGTTAGTCGCGTTGTCGACCTTGCCAGGATCACGGCCCGCGATCGTCTGCAGCTGAAACTTGGCAGCGACGTGCTTCACCAGCGCCTCATCCCGATCGGCGGGTGGTGCCATCGCCTCGATCTTGCGCGTGACCGTCTGGACCCAGCCTTCGCAGAAGATGTCGGCGCGCGCCGTTTTGCGGCCCGGTCGAACGCGCCGCAGCTTGGCCTCGATGTAGGTCGATCGTGCGCGCTTCAGCTGCCGGTGCAGGACCGTGAACGCATAGGCCGCCAGCTCGGCCGAAGGCGAGCGACCGACGAAGCGATACTGCTTTCCGTCCAGGAACGCTTTGCAAGGGATAGCGCGCGTGACGGCCCATAGCAGATTGCCCTCCCATGCCGGCGGGCGCTGGCACCGATTGCCGGAGGCGGTTGCTTCGTCGAAGGCGACGTCCGCGCGGTCGATACCATGCTCGCGCATCAATGCCTGGGCTTTAGCGAGGGCGGCGGCGGCCTCGTGCTCGTTGGAGCTGTGGGCGAGTGCCAGGCATTTGCGGATCCGCTCGATCAGGATCCTGCGGCGATCGTCGTCAGCTGACATGGAAGTCCTCCGTCAAAGCAATTTGGGCTGGGTCTGAGCCGAGCTGGCCACCACGCCGCGCGCCTGCATTTCGAGCTGGAGATAGGCGCGCGCCCAGTCGGGGCGGATGCCGAGGCGGCGGGCCTCGGCGTCCGGGTCGACGGCGCTCAGGTCGCGGCAGCCGCGCAGCTCGATCAGATAGGTGGTGAGCGGCCGCGCCATGTCACTCGGCCGCAATCGCCTGGCGGGTCAGCAGGAAGCTGAACATCCGCGGCTGGCCGTTCTCGGGCTTGATGACCTCGATGCCGGCGCGGTCGAAGCCGGGGAACTCGGTCGCCAGGCCCGCCTGGGCGGCGCTGCGCAGGCCGACGGCGATGCGATAGCCTTTGCCGGGCTTTCCCTTGGCCTGGAAGCCGCCGGTCGGATCGAGGACGATGGCGAGCTTGCCCGCGTTGTTGTCGCTGCCCATCATCAGGCGGACCGAGACAGCCTCGGCGGCGAAGCCCATCTTGGCCGCCAGCGTGCTGCCGATCTGGATGGCGATGTATCCCCGCTTGCCCGCGCCATCCTTGCCCATGCCCCAAGTGCTGACGCGCACGCCATCGACGGGGCAGGCGTTGGCGACGGGATCGACCCGTGCAATGGTGTTCCAGGACATGATCGTGATCCTTGCGCTCATGGTCTGGCCGGGCCACAATCGGCACGTCGGCCGCGCCGCCGGTTGACGCCGCCTGGATCAAGTAGATTGGCGATGTGCGGGGGGGGTAACCGATGGCGGTTATCGGCCGCGCCCGGCAATTATCGGGCGGGCGATTTTAAGGCCCGTAGAGCACGATCGATGGTGAAGTGGCCCCCAACTACCCGGAAGCGGATCGATGTGGCCTGGTGGCCGTGTTCATGGTGAACACGGCATGTTTGATTTGGCGGCCTTTCCGCGCTCCGTCAGCGCGCTATGCTAGGGCGGCTTCGAACGGGAGGGCGCAATGTTTTTTCAGGATTTGGACGGCACTCGATATCCGGTCTCGCGGATCGTGGAAGTGCGCCGGCAAGAAAAGGGATTGGTGCATGTCGAATTGTCGGAACCCAGCAAGATCGTGCAGGCCTATGGCGACTTGCTTGACCGTGTGTTGTGGGGGCCGATGACCACGATCCCGGCATCGCCCGGCACCTATGCGCTGGACGAGGACTTTGACAATGATGAGCAGGTTCGACTGATTTGGAGGGTGCCGATCATTGGGTGGTCAATCAATCAAGCCGGGGACATGACGCCGATTGTCGCGCGCCTGGGTGTCGCCCATTCGCTTTCAATCACAGCCATCCTCCACCCGGACGGGTTCGTCGCTGACGAAAGCGGCCCCAACTATCCGTCGCTTGAAGAGTATCTGGCGCAAAAGCAGGCGCGTCTCGCGATCCCCGGGCGGGAGTGATTCGGGCGCTTACCACCGCCCCTCGTCGTAGCGTCGGGCCAGCGGGGCTAACGCCCGCGCGATCCAGCGCGCGATCGCGGATCGCTGCCGCATGGCGCGGATGATCTCGGGCAGGGTCATGTGATCGAACAAGCCGCGATAGGCCGGAGCGCGCCACAGCGCGTCGGCCTCGCGGGCGCGGACCTGGTCAACGTCGCTGCCATAGAGCAGCGCCGACACCTGGACCTCAACCTCGTGGCCGAGCAGCTCGCGCCAGCGGCGCACCGGCGGGGCGAGCAGCCAGGTTGCGATCGGCAGGACGGCGGCGATCGATGCTAGGCCCGAGAGCTGATAGATGCCCACGCCGATCGCGGCGGACGCGAGGTAGACGAGCTGGGCGAGGATCTGCTCGGTGCGCTCGTGCGCAAGCACCGCGCCGGTGGCGGCGGGCTTGCGCCAATACATCGTGATCCAGGCGAGGCCATTGGATGCGTTCTTGCCTGGCGTGCCATCGGAGAGCCTGACCAGGGTCGCCAGAGGGAGGATGCGCCAGCGCCTCACAGGAACAGCGCCGCCTTTCGAGCGGCGGCGCGCGCTGCCACCCAAGCTGCCAGCTCGCTTGACGGGTGCAGGCCGTCGATGACGGCGACGCCGCGCACCGGCACGCCCGATGCCATCGCCCCGGCGATCGCCGGGAACACGGTGCAGGTGACGTTGCCGACCCCGCTCACCGCCGTGACCGTCGTCACCGCCGCGCCGGCCTGGCCCGCGTTGATGGCGATCGCCGCGCCGACCGGGATCGGCCCGCGCACCGTGATCGACGTGGCACCCGCCAGCGTCGCCGCCTGCAGCGTCGTGTTGATGGTCGAGAAATCCGCGCGCCACTTGCCTTCCGCCGCCGTGCCCAGCGTCTCGCGCCCGTCGAACAGGTGCCCGATGAACTCGAACGCATCGACCCCGGCGGGAAGGCCCGCCAGCGCGTTCTGCACCTGCTGGGTGAACCCGCTCGGCCAGTCGTGGGACGTGACGAACGCCTGCCCGGCGGCGGTGGTGAACTGGCTCGTGTCCGTCGTCGTGTAGGGCGTGAAGCCCAGCTGCAGCAGCGGCACCGGCCAGATCGCCTTGGCCAGGTTGTTGCTCACCGTGATGCGGTCGCGCCAGGTGTTGAGCGACCCCGTGCCGTCGTTCAGCCCCATCTGATTGATGATGCGCGTGAAGGGCAGGTTGGGCAGCGCCGCCATCATCTCGCCGCGCCGCGTGAAATGCGACGCCAGCGTGTTCTGGCGACACGCCGCCGAGGGCGCGGCCAGCTTGGCATAGGGCACGCGCCGCGCGCCGCCATCGGTGCTGTCGAGCCAGCGCGCGACCCAGCCTCGATTGTTGCGCGCGTCGGCGGTGTTGTTCGCTTCCCCGGTGCCGGCTGCGATGCTGTCGCCCAGGATAAGGACAACATCGCGTCCGTCACTGCCCTGGGCCACCGCCGCATTCGCGCCATAGGCATAGAGGTTGCCCGGGGCGTTGTTCGGGATGGTGCCACCGGTCAGAAAGGCGGCGCGCGAAGTGTTGCCAAGCGTCCAGGCGTCGCCGTTGGCGGCTATCGGGAAGAAGCTGCCGAGCATCGCGGCCGAGCCGACCACCGCCCGCCATGCGGTGATGACCTGGATCCGTCGGCGTGGGGTGACCAGCAGGTCGACGGGGTCGCTCCACGCACCTGCGCCAGGCGCGAGCGTGACGCCGGCCTGGCCGTTGAACGTCAGCTGACGTCGGTCATTGCCGACCAGCATCGCCGCACCTTCGATCACGATCGGCTGATTGCCGTCGACCTCTTGCGTCAGCGCGCCTGCGTTGCCCCGGATGGTCCAGTTGGAGAAGTAGAAGCGATAGCCGTTGACGGGGTAGTCGGGGGACCAGGCGCTGCGGATCGAGGCACCATATTCCTGGGCGGCGTTCGTCGTGTAGATCCCCAGATGCTGGTTGGCCTCCAAGCCCGTGGCGGCGAACAGCCACGGTGTGGTCGCAGCGATGGAAGGCACGCCCAGGCGCGCCAGGGAGCGCGCGCTGGCGCCGCCCCCATTACCGGACGCCCGCACTCAAGCCTCCGCAATCATGTTGCTGGCGGTGGTGCCGGTTGCGCGGACGAAGCGCGCCCGCACGGCGATGTAGCTGCCGTCCGCCAGGTTGCGATAGGTGACGTCTGCCGACGCATCCCTGCCGCGCAGGGTGACATCGCCCCCGGTGCCGACATAGATGCCTTTCGGGATCGGGTTGAGTTCGACCGCGTCGCTCGGCACGACCGCGTAGGGCGCGGTCGACGGCGCGACCAGGTCGTCGGGTTCGTCGGCGAACTTGTCCATGGGGCTGATCCTTGAGGCTTGGCGTTGGCGTTGGGCCGCTTGCGTTTGCGCGCTCGGCCTGCGATGCAGCCAATCGCAGCGCGCCCGCCCCTTGCCGGTAACCGGCATCGGTTACCCGGCGCGTCTTTCCGCCGATCCTACCCGGTCGGCATGGATCAGAAGAAACCCCGCATCCGGCTGTTTCGCCCCGGCACGTTCACCTCGAACGAAGGCCGGGTCGTGTCGCTGAGCGAAGCCGACCTGGCGGCGATCGCCGCCGCCTATGATCCCGACGCCGACCCTGCGCCGCTGGTCGTCGGCCATCCGCGCCTCAACGATCCCGCCTATGGCTGGGTCGGCCGGTTGGCCGTGGAGGATGGCGAGCTGATCGCAGACGAGCTCGACCGCGTCGAGCCGAGCTTTGCGGAGACCGTCCGCGAGGGCCGCTACGCCAAGGTCAGCGCGCAATTCTACATGCCCGGCGACCCCAACAGCCCCAAGCCCGACACCTGGTATCTGCGCCACATCGGCTTCCTGGGCGCGAAAGCGCCGGGCGTGAAGGGTCTCGGCACCGTCCAGTTCGATGGCCAGGCCGACGGCCTGGTCACGCTCGATCTCAACACCCCGAAAAAGGAAATCTCGATGTCCGAGAAGGATCTGGCGAGCTTCGCCGAGAAGGAAAAGACGCTCAACGAGCGCGAGGCCGCGATCGCGGCGCGCGAAAAGGCCGCTCGCGACGCCGAAATCAAGGCGCGCCACGACGCCCATGTCAGCTTCGCCGAGGGCCTGGTCAAGGAAACGAAGCTGGCCCCGGCCGGCAAGCCGCTGCTGGTCGGCGTGCTCGACGCGCTCGATGCCGAGGCCAAGGTCAGCTTCGCCGAAGCCGGCGAGATGACGCCGGCCGACGCGCTGAAGAAGTTGCTCGTCGGCGCACAGCCGCTCGTCAGCCTGGCCGAGGTCGGCAAGCCCGAGAAGGACGCGACGGAGACGGCGGTCGCCAGCTTTGCCGCGCCGGACGGCTATGACGTCGATCCCAAGCAGGCGGCGCTCTACGCCAAGGCGCGCCAGCTGCAGGCCGACAATCCCGAGCTGTCGTTCATGGACGCGGTCCGCCGCGCCCAGGCCGCGTAACCGCCGCCCGGCCCCGTTCGGCTGCCCCTTTTCCACCCCGTTTGAGGTAGAGACCCATGCAATCCACCCCCTTTTTCAAGATGACGGTCATCGCGACCGCCGCGATCACCGGCAACCGCTTCCTCGGAATGCTGACGGGCGCTCATTGCGCTGCGAATGCCAAAGCACAGGGTGTCGCCAACTTCGACGCTGCCGCCGGTGATGCAGCCGCAGTGACCGTGCTCGGCACCGAAAAGGTCGAGAGCGGCGCGGCGGTCAATGCCGGCGTTGCGGTGAAGTCTGACGCCATCGGTCGCGCGATCGCGCAGGCCGGCGCGGGTGAAATCCTCGGCTACGCCGTCACCCCCGCCACTGCCGCCGGGCAGCTGATCGAGGTGCTGCTTACGCCCTGATCGCTGCGGCGCGATCTTTCTTAGCCCGGGGAGGCGGCCTGTGCAGACCAGGCGGCGCAACGGCCTCCCGCCCCTTTCTTTTCGTCACGAAGGATGAAGTCCAATGGCCACCGGCGAGCAAATGAACCTGGCGCAAGTCCGCGTCGTCGACCCGATCCTCTCCACCCATGCGCGCGGCTATATGAACGCCGACATGGTGGGATCGGCGCTGTTCCCCACCGTTGAAATGCCGACGCGCGGTGCCAAGCGCATCGAGTTCGGCCGCGACGCGTTCCGCCGCCGCCGCACCCGCCGCGCGCCCGGCACGCCGATCGCGCAGATGACCGTCGGCTATGAAGGCAAGACGGTCCTGCTGCACCAGGAGGCCCTGCAGGCGATCACCCCGACCGAGTATCAGGAAGAAGCGCGCGCGGTGCCGAACATCGACCTGCAGCGCGAGAGCGTGGACGTGGTGCTGGCGGTGATCGCGCTGGAGAAGGAAATCCAGCAGGCCGAAGTCGCGCGCAACGCGGCGAGCTATGCCGCGGCCAACAAGGTCGCGCTGGCCGGCGACTTCAAATGGTCGGACCCGGACAGCAACCCCAAGGAGCAGGTGTTCGACGCCAAGGAAGTGATCCGCAAGCGGATCGGCCGTCGCCCGAACACTCTGCTTGTTTCCGGTGCGGTCGGATCGGCGCTGGGCAAGCACCCGAAGATCCTCGACCACTTCAAGCACACCCAATCGTCGGCGATCAGCCTGGCGATGCTGGCCAGCTATTTCGACATCGCCAACGTCGTGTCGGGCGACGCGATCTATGACACCGACGACGCGACCAGCGTCGATGTGTGGGGCGGCGACGCGATCCTGGCCTATGTGCCGCCGGCCGGCCAGCGCAACATGCGCCTGCCCAGCTATGGCTACACCTATCAGCTGCGCGCTCACCCGGCGGTCGGCGCGATCGATTGGGACAAGGACCTGTTGTCCTGGACCAACAACGTCATCGACGAATTCTCGGCCGAGCTGGTCGGCGCGGACGCCGGCTTCCTGTTCCAGGGCGCGCTGTAAGCGCGCGCTGATCCCGACGTCCGCGCCGCCTGATCCAGGCGCGGCGTCCGGGCGGGTGGCGGTGGGTGTCAAAGGCAGTGCCTTACGCCGCCGCCCGCCTGGCTCTCATCTCCCATGGAGGGTTTCATGCCCAAGGCACTCTACAAGCTGCTCACCCCGATGCCGAAGGGTCGCGAGGTCCTGCCGATCGGCGACCTTGTCACGCTCAATGTCGCCGAAGCCGCCTATCTCGAAACCGTCAAGGCGATCGAGTTTGTCGAGTTCGTGCAGAGCGAGGAGGGCGATGACGCGCCGACCTCGGCCGACGTGAATTACTTCCTGTCGAAGCTGCCCGCCGATCAGGTGGAACTGCTGCGCCAGGCGCTGGTCGGCACCACCGCGCTCACTGTTCCCCCGCCGGAGCTGGAACCGGGGCCGGTTCCGGCCCCCGTCGCCGCCGAGCCTGTGACGTCGGTCGAGCCTGGTCCGGCGACGTCTGAGGCGGCCCCCGAACCCACGCCGCCGGTTGCTCCCGAACCCGCCCCTGCCCCTGCGCCTGCCAAGCCGGTGCGCGCCAAGGCGAAGCCCAAGTCCGAATAATGGGCGATGCAACGCTCTTGAAGCGTCCGGCCGAGGCGGTCACGACGACGGTCATGTTCGCGGCCGGCGTCCAGTCAGCCGCGCTGATCGATGTCGTCGCGCGCGGCCTGGTTCAGGGCGGCGCGGCGCTGGATGCGCAGGTGCGGGTCGACCAAGCCGGCGTGCACCTGGACCTGTCGGGCGGCGCGGATGGCGAACGATATCGCGTCATCCTGCTCGGCATCACCGCGACCGGCCAGGAGCTGCAGGTCGAGGTCGAGGTCCTGGTCATCGATCCCGACTGGATCATGCCGGATGGCGGCGCGCCTTACCTCAGCATCGACGCATTTGTCCGCCGCTTCGGCCTGGACGAGGTGGTCCGGCTCACCGATGGTCGGGGCGACGGCCGCATCGATCGGGACCTTCTGGTCGCGGCATTGATCGACGCCCAGGCGATCGCCGAGGCATCGTTGGCGACCAAATATGCGCTGCCGCTGGCGGTCGTGCCGCCGATCGTCCAGGCGATCGTCGCCGACCTGGCGCGCGCGCGCCTCTATCCCGGTGGCGCGCCGGAAGGCGTGGCCGAGCAGGCCAAGGCCGCAATGCGGATGCTGGAGCGCATCCAGTCGGGCGCGATGACGCTGGCGGTCGAGGCGCGGCCGCAGGACGCGGTGAGCGAAACGCCGGTGATGATCGCGCAGGGCCGGCGCGCCTATCCCGATGGGCTGGCGGGTTACTGATGGCCGGCGGGATCGAGCTGACCATCGAGCTCGACGATGCGCTTGAGGTCAGCCTGCGCCGCGCGATCGCGGCGAGCGAGGATCTGACCGAGCCGATGGGCACGATTGCCGGGATCATGTTTGACGCGGTCCAAGACCGGTTTGAACGCGAGGTTGATCCGCTAGGCGTGCCCTGGAAGCGAAGCCAGCGCGCGATCGAGGATGGTGGGAAGACGCTGCAGGAAAGCCGCCAGCTGCGCGATGCGATCGTGCCCGAGTTCGGCCGCGACTTCGCGACGGTCGGCGTGCAGGACCAGCCGGCCTCGCGGCGCGACACGCCGGTCCGCGACTATGCGCGCATCCATCAGGAGGGGGGCACGATCCGCCCGCGCACCAAGCGGGCACTGAGCTTTGCCGGCCGCGTCGTCGCCAGTGTCACCATGCCGCGCCGCGCTTATCTGGGCCTGAGCGCAGAGGAGCGTGAGGAAATCCCCGCCGTCCTGGTCGGCCATCTCGACCGTGCGTTCCGGGGCGCGCCATGATCGCGCTGCAGCCGATCGTCGATCGCCTGAAGGCGGCGGGCTTCGCCCAGGTCGAGGGCGTGATCGAGTTCGCGGGCCTGCAGGACCCGCCACGGGTCGTGCCGGCGCTTTATGTGGTGCCGGAGGCCGAAGGCGCGAGCGCCAACCGCATGGCGGGCATCGTCGATCAGCGGGTTACCGCGGCCTTCCTGGTCGTCGTCGTCCTGGGCGGCCAGGCTCGCGCGGACGGCAAGGTCAGCGCCGAGCTGGAAATCCAGTCCGGGCGCGCGCGCGATGCGCTGATCGCCTGGAAGCACCCGCAGGCCAGCGGCCCGTTCGAATATGCGGGCGGCCGCCTGCTGTCCGTTGACGGTTACCGTCTCGCCTGGGCCGTGCGCCTTACCGCCCCGTATCATCTGAGGAAATGAGCTGATGTCCAGACGCACCCGCGCGGCCGATGCCGCATCCGCCCCGGTGGGGGCGGCCCAGACCAAGGCCCGGCCGCGCGACGCGCAGGGCCGCGAGCTCGACGAATGGGGCCTGCCGCTGATCGGCCCGGCGCGCCAGCGCGCGCTGGCCGAGCTGGCCATGCCCGATCCCAACACCCACCCGGCGGCTTGGTCGCGCAGGCAAGCCGTGACGGCCGCGCCGATCGAAACCCCCGAACAGGAGACCCCGAGCGATGGTTGACGCAACCAAGGTCGTGCTGGCCAAGAAGGAAGTCACCTATGGCACCGACAGCGTGCCGACCGCCGCTGCCAACGCCATCCTGACCCGCAATTATTCGGCCAAGCCGATCGAGCTGGACCGGGTCGAGCGCAACCTGGACACGCGCATCTATGGCGCGGAGGCGACCGTGCCGGGCGCGAAGCGCCAGACGCTGGCCTATGAGGTCGAAATCGCGGGATCGGGCGCGGCGGGCACGGCCCCGGCCTGGATGGAGCTGCTCGAAGGCTGTGGGATGACCGCAGCCGTGCTCGATCCGGGCATCAGCGCGACCCAGGGCTTCGCGCTGCCCGGCGTGGAGCCGACGTCGCTGACCCATCATCATTACATGTCGGACCAGCGCCGCCGCACAATCGGGTCGGTCGGCACCTTCACGATGGACTTCACCGCCGGGGCCTATCCGTTCATCGGCTTCAACTGGATCGGCCTGTTGCCGGTTGCGACGCCGTTCGACAAATCGGCCCCGGCGGCGGTCAACCTCGCGCGCTGGAAACAGCCGGTCGAAGTGTCGACCGAGCAGACCGAGATGACGCTGGACGGCTATGTGCCGATCTTCCGCTCGTTCAACCTGGACGCTGCGGTGACCACGGCGTTCCGCAACCTGGTCGGCCGACGCTATGTCCGGCGCGGCGGTCATGCGATCAGCGCCACGGCGGTGGTCGAGGCCCCCGACATCGCGGTGAAAGACTATCTGCAGCGGCTGTCGACCGGCGCGTTGGTCCAGTTCGAGCTGACGCACGGCACGGCCGCCGGCAACATCATCGAGCTGGTCGCGCCCAAGGTCCAGGTGACCGACATCACCGAAAGCGAGGAGGACGAGATCCTCATGTGGACGATCCAGATGGCGTTCACCGTCGACGGCGGCTCACCCGACCTCACCATTATCGCGAAGTGACAGCCTGCCGGTCGGCTCGAATGCCGACCTGCAGCGCCCCTACAACGAAGGATCAGTCGATGTTCAAGGTCATTGCAGATCGTCGCGCCTGGTGGCCGGTGATCTTTGCCGGGGTCAGCGAAGAGGGCGGCGTCGTCGCCAACGAAATCGAGCTGCGCTTTCGCCTGGTCGACGAGGACCAGATGCGCGAGCTGGTCGGCAAGTTCGCCGAGCTGGCCGAGGACGATGCCGGCCTGGCCGCTTATCTGAAGCTGGGCGAGCTGTTTCCGGGCGAACCGATCAGCCTGTCCATGATGCGCGCGGCACTGGTGATGCGCATCGCCGACGACTGGCGGAAGGTCGGGGCGGAGAATGGCGAGCCGCTGCGCTTCGCGCCCGAAAACGTGCTGGCGCTGGTGAAGGTGCCCAATGCGTTCGACGGCATCGCCCGCGCCTTCATCGCGTGCTGGAAGGCGGAGCCGGAGATCCGCGCGGGAAACTGAGCGCCGCTGCGCGCGCCTGGGCAAGCGGGCGTGGCGGACGCCGAGCAAAGGCCGACGACGTGCTGACCAGTTCCGCAATCCTGCCCGATTGGATGGCCGCCCGCGCCGAGCGTGACGTGATCGAGCTTGCGCCCGACGAGGCGCAGGCATTCGGGCTGTTCGTCGCGCTGGACACGCAATGGCGGCGTCACCCGATGACCGGCACCCGCCTGGGCCTAGACTATGCGGTCATCCCGGTCACCGCCGCGATGCTCGACATCCCTATGTCCCCGGCCATGCTGGCTGACCTGCGCGTCATGGAGGCCGCCGCGATCGGCGAGATGGCCAGGCGGGAGCGCCGCGCATGACCGACCTTGTCGTTGCCGTCCGGCTGAAGGCCGACGGGTCGGGCCTGGTCGGGCAGCTTCAGGCGTCGAAGGCCGAACTGGACGGACTGGCAGGCGCTGAGAAGCGCGCGGCGACCGAGGCCAAGGGGCTGTCGGTAGCGACCGAGGGTGTCGCGGCCAGCGCGAAGTCGGCCGAGCGAGCGAATGAGGGCCTGCGCCAGTCCCAGGCGCGGGTGACGGCGGGTGCCGGCGCACAGCGCGCCGGCCTTCAGCAGCTCGGTTTCAACCTGCAGGACGTGGCGGTCCAATACCAGGCCGGTACTGCCGCCGGCATCATCTTTGCGCAGCAGGGCGGCCAGATCATCGGGGCGTTGAGCCTGATGGGTGCGGGCGCGGGCACGGCGACGGGCCGGTTTGCGGCGTTTGCGCGGCTGATGGCGGGGCCGTGGGGCGCGGCGCTGGGCGTCGCGGTGACCCTTATCGGTGTGTTCAGCCAAAAGCTCTTCGAGACCGCCGACGCCTCAAAGGCGGCGGAGCTTGGGGCCAATGGCCTGTCCCAAGCCCAGTCGGCTTTGGGCGAAATCTTCGACCTCACCAGCGGCAAGATCAAGGCCCAGAACGAACTGCTGATCCTCAATGCCCGGCTGACCGCGATCAACCTGCGCGCCGAGGCGCTGGCGGAGCGGACCAGCGCGCGCAAAGCGTTTGACCAGGCGGGCAGTCCGTCGGTTGGCAACCGGGCGTTGGCAGCAGGTCAGGGCTTCGCCAACAGTGGCGTCACCGGCGCGCTTGCTGGCGCATTTGGCGGTGATCGCGTCGCTCAACGCAACGCGGCCAATTTGCGCAACATCGTCGGCAACGTCCGGTCGGGCCAGCTGCCGATCGAAACCGCGCTGCGCCTTTCGGAGACCCAGTCGTTCGACGGGCTGAAGCTGTCGCGCGAGGATTTCCAGAAGGCGCTGATCGAGACGGTTTCGTCGACCGCGAAGGAGCGAACCGCCGAGCTGATCGACCAGTCGCTGGCCGATGGCGTGCTGGCGACCGAGCTGCGCCGCGAAGGGCGGACGAAAAAGCCGAAGGCCGATCGCTCGGCCGAGCGCGCCGCCAAGGAAGCCGAACGGCTTGCCGGTTTCGGCGACCGCGCCGCCGACACGATCGCGCGCCTGGGCGACCAGTTCGGCGGATTGTCGAGCGAGCTGGTCCGCGCCAATGAGGCGAGCCGCGACCTCGACAACCTGATCGCCGAGCTGGAGAAGCGCAAGCCGCCCAACTACCAGCAGCTCGTCGACCAGGCGAAGGCGCTCAAACCCCTGATCCAGGACAGCCTGGTCCGGCCGTTCCGCGACGCGCTGGTCGAGCAGGAGCGCCAGATCGAGCTGGCGACGCTGGCCGCCCAGGGGCGTGACGCGGAGGCGGCCGATCGCCAGCTGATCTATCAGATCATGCGCGAGATCGGCGTGGAGAGCGAGGACCAGCTCGCCGTCGAGCTGGCCAAGCGCGGGGTCACCGCCGACGAGGTGCGCCAGCGGTTCGCCAATCTGGGCGTGATGCGCCAGACGTCGCGCGAGATCGACGTCCAGCGCGAAAAGCAGCAAGCCTATCTCGGCTTGATCGACGACGCGCGGGCCGCGACCGAGCAGCTGTTCGCGACCCTGCGCACCGACGGCACCCGCGCGATCGGCGACTATTTCAACAACCTTCTGTCGTCGTTCGACCAGTTGTTCGCACGCCAGCTGACCGAGAGCCTGTTCGGCGATTTCTTCCGCGACCTGCAGGACCAGGTCACCGGGGCAGACAAGGTCAGTGCGGCGGGCGACCGCATCGCCGACGAGATGGACGATGCCGGCAAGGCGGTCGCGAACTTCGCGACCGTCGTGACCAAGGCGGCCGACCGGATCGCCAGCGGCGGCGCGGCGGCGGATGATGGCGGCGATATCACCGTGGTGGGGCGCAGGCCGGGCGGCGTCGGCAATCCATTCCTGGCCGGCTTCACCGAGATCACGGACGGCCTGGGCAAGAGCCTGAAGAGCACCTTCACCTCAGTATTCGGCGACAAGGGCATTTTCAGCGACGCGACCCAGAAGGCGGTCGGCAAGGCGTTCGGCGGTGCCCAGGTCGGCGCGACGTTCGGCAATGCGCTGACCGATGCGTTCGGCATCAAGGGGAGCAGCACCGGCGGCGCCATCGGCGGGGCGATCGGCCAGGCGGTCGGGTCGAGCGTCGGCAAGGCGCTGGGCTCGGCCGCCGGGCCGATCGGCGCGATTGCAGGCGGCTTGCTCGGCTCCGTCGTTGGCGGGTTGCTCAAATCGACCAAGCGGGCCAGCGCCACCGTCACCTCGGTCGATGGTCCCGCCACTGTCACCGGCAACAGCGGGTCGCGCGAGCGCGCTGCCAGCGGCCTGGCGACCAACATCCAGGACGGGTTGCGCCAGGTTGCCGAGCAGCTCGGCGGCGGCCTCGGCAATTTCAGCGTATCGATCGGCGTGCGCAACGACGATTTCCGGGTCGATACGACCGGATCGGGCCGGACGAAGGGACCGACCAAGAGCGAGAGCCGCAACGAGCAGCTTGGCCTGTTCAATTTCCGCGACGACGCCCAGGCCGCCGTCAATTTCGCGATCGCGGACGCGATCAAGGATGGCGCTGTCACCGGCCTCTCGGCGGCGGTCAGCAAGGCGCTGCAATCGTCGACGGACCTCAACAAGGCGATCAGCGAGGCGCTGAAGGTCCAGGAAGTCGAGATCCTGGCCGGTGGTCCCGGTGCCGCGATCCGCCAGGAGCTGGCCGAGTTCGACCGCACCGCCAAGGAACGGCTGCGCATCGCGCGCGACTATGGCCTGGACGTGATCGCGATCGAGCGCGTCAATGCCGAGCAGCGCACCAAGCTGGTCGATGACCTGCTCAAGCAGCGGGTCAGCGGCCTGAAGGCGTTCCTGGACGACACCCGGTTCGGCAGCCTGGCCGAAGGGTCGCTGATCGACCAGCGCACGACGCTGCAGGCGGAAATCGCGAAGGCGCGCGCCGACGCGGAGGCCGGCGTCGATGGCGCGGCCGACCAGCTGGCCGACCTCAGCCGCCGGTTGCTGGAAGTGTCGCGCGACGCCTTCGGGACCGCAGGTGGGGAGTTCGCCGCTGACCGCAGCAATGCGATCAGCACGGCCGAGGCGATCATCAAGGCCGAGAACGACCGCATTCGTGCCGCCCAGGAGGCGACGGGTGCGACCAACGCCAAGCTCGATACCTCCAACGCCCTGGCGGACGAGGCGAACGACCTGCTGGCGCAGATCAATGCCGGCATCCTGCAGCTCGGCACGTTGAACGGCGGCATTGCCCTCGCCCCTGGCGTGGGATCGCAGGATTACAGCCGCCACTTCCTGACCCGCGAGGCCCTCCTGTGAGCCGGGTTTATCACCTGCGCGCCTGGCCCCGCAATCCGGCGACCGGGGCGGTGGTGCCGGTGCGCCTGGCGGGCGGCGGGCGCGTCAAGCCTTATCCTGAAGGCTATCGCGCGGGCATCATGAGCCAGCCGAAATTCTCGGCGCAGTTCGGTTACGAGCAGCGCGGCTTTTCCGGCAGCACCAGCCCCGTCTCCGCCGCGATCGGCTTTGCGCCGGCGCGGCCCGAGCTGCTCGACGAGCTTGCGCAATATTACTGGCCGGACGCGGCGATCGAGATCGATGCCGGCGACGAGGCGGGCGCGCTGGCGCGCGTGCTGACGGGCACGATCGCGCGCGACGAGATCCGCGAAGGTCGCCTGATCCTGACCGCCGCCGACCCGTCGGTCCGCCTGGACAAGCCGCTGACCGACCGGTTCTTTGCCGGCACCGGCGGCATCGAGGGGCCGGCGACGATCAGCGGCGCGCTGAAGCGCCGGGCGTTCGGCCGCGTGTTCAACGTCGAGGGCCGGGTGCTCGACCCGGCGACCAACATCTATGAGTTCGCCGATCCCGGGCGGCCGTTGCAGGGCTTTGCCGCGTTGCGTGACAAGGGCCGTGAAGGCCCGATGCAGGTGGTCGCCTGGCAGGGCAGCGCCGACGCGACCTTCGCGACCCTGCAGGGCGTCGCGGTCGATCCAGGCGGCGGTGCGGTGGCCCCGTCGATCGCTTGCGCCAAATGGTGGACCCAGCCGGCGGGGCCGCTGACCGCCGACCTGCTGGGCGAAATCGGCGCGGGCTATGCCGAAACCGCTGCCGATATCGGCGCGGCGATCCTCGCGAGCGCGGGCGGCCCGGCGCTGGCGGATATCGCTGCCGCGCGCGTGCTGCGCCCGGCCGCCGCCGGCATCTACATCGACAGCGAGGAGACCGCCGCCCAGGCGCTCGACCGGCTGTTCCTGGGCGTTTCGCTGTTGTGGGTGATCGAGCCGAGCAACGTTGTGTCGCTGCGCCCCTGGACCTTCGCGCCGGTGGCAACGCTGCGCGGCGAGTATCTGGGCCGTCAACAGACGATCGCCCCGATGAAGACGCGCCGCCTGGGCTATCGCCGCAATCAGCGCGTGCACCAGGATGGCGAGATCTCCGCCATCGTCGCAGCGGGTGAGATCGGTTACGAGGACGGCACGTCGCTGGAGCAGGCCCGCGCCGACCTGTTGGCGCGGATCGACGCGGTCGAACAGGAGGTCGAAGACGCGATCACCGAGGTCGCGCAGGCGGCCGACGCGCTGCTGGCGATCGGCGGGGACGGCAAGCTCGACCCGTTCGAAAAGAAATCGGTCCTGGTCCCCAATGCGCGACGCCTGCAGGCGATTTACCTGCTGCTGACCGCGCAGGCGCAGGGCATAAGCGATCCCGATGTCGCGGCCGCCGTCGCGGCGGCCAATTCGACGCGCGGTGACTGGGTCGCGATGCTGAACGCGATCGCGCCGGCATGGAACGACACGAGCCAAAGTTCCAACATCAACCGGGCGTTCTATAACGACGTCCTGGCGGCCTATGAGGCGGCGCTTAATGCGCTGACCCAGGCGCTGCGCCGTTTCGCCCAGACGATCGCGTCGGCGGCGCTGACGCGGGCGGAGCGGATTTCGTCCGATGGCTGGATCACGGCCGGCAAGGAAAAGGCCGAGGTCCTTCAGGACTATAACGAGCTGGTCGACCGGTTGAACGCGCTGGTCATCAAGCACGACAATCTGGGTCAGCCGGCCAGCGTGACGGCGGCGCGCCAGGCCGCCGGCGCGGCGGTGTATCTGGACCAGCCGGGCAGCTTGGGGATGCTGCTGTTCAACCTCAACCCGCCATTGAGCAATGGCAACAGCGACACGGCCGTCGATCCGATCGTCTATCGCAACCGCTGGCAGGTGGCGCTGGCCCGGGTAGCGGAGTTCGAAGTGGCGATGCTGGGCCTGGTGCCTGCGGCAATCCAGGACGCGGTCAACGACATCCTGGCGCTGTCGAACGACGGCAAATGGTCGGCGTTTGAAAAGCGCACCTCGCTTTATCGCCAGAATGCGGTGCTGGAGAGCACCTGGTCGCTGCTAGACGGCAAGGCAGCGCAGATCGTCGGC